TTCAATGTTCCAAGAATTTGGTACAAGCCAGCAAAAGCATCATGTAGGATTTTTTGAAAGGTCAGTTAACGCTAATACAGATAAAGTTGTCAATTTTTTAGCAGAAAGATTATTTGAAAAGATAAAGTAGGTGATATATGAATTGGATATAAAAGAATATGTTAGAAGCTTACTTATGGATAATAGTATTGTGGATTTAACAGAAGATGGAATAGTATATTTTATTCATGCCGATAATCCGACACCACCATACATTGAATATGAATTCTATGATGAAAATGGTGGGTTATGGGAGGAAGGCACTGAAATAGATACAAATTATTATTTGCAGGTAGATATTTTTAGCAAAGAAGACTATTCAGAATTGGAAAAGCAAATAAAAGATAAATTAATAGCTAATGGATTTCAACGTGGTATGTGTAAAGATTTATATGAAGAAAATACTGCATTAAATCATTGTGCTATGAGATTTATTGCTAGTTTAAAACGAGATTGACTTTAATGGTTAGTCTCTTTTTTATTATAAAAAATATGAAACGGAAGGAAGTAATGAAGATATGGCAAGAATTAATATTGATCGACTTTATTTAGCACCAATTACAAAAGATGAAATAGGAACAGGAAATTTAACTTTTTCTGTTCCTAAATATTTGGAGGGAATACAGCAGATACAGGTAAAGGTGAATACAGATACAGCTAAGGGTTATGAGAAAGGTGTATTGCGTATGCAAGATACCACTCTTACAGACATAGCAATTTCTATTGATTTAGGTCATCTTAGTAATGCGGATTATGCTAAATATCTAGGGCATCATGTGGCTACAGAAGGTGGAGTATATGCACTTGAAGATGATATTGCACCAGATTTGGCAATTCCTATTAAATATACTAAGAATGGTGGAAAACATGGTTATAAAGTGTTTTACAAAGGCCAATTAACAGAACCATCAGACACAATTAAGCAGAAAGAAGGAAAAATTGATTATCAAAGCCACACAGTTGAATCAACATTTTCACCTTTGAAGAATAATGGCATGTGGTCGTATTCTATAGATGAAGATGATCCAGATTGTCCTGAAAATATAGATACAGTATTTTTTACAAGTGTAATTATACCTACTGAAAAAGTAGGGGCATAATTACATAAATAAACTGAAAGGCTAGTGTGACATACATTAGTCTTTTTTAATTAAATTTGAGGAGATGTTTATATGATAGATATAAAAGTTGTAGAAAAGAAATTAGCAATAGATGGGGAAGAATTCACATTTAGATTTGATTTTAAAGCCTTATTAAAATTTGAAGAAAAATATGATAATGCAATAGATATATTCAATAATTTTTTACAGAATAAAAAGGTCTATAATGCAATTACAAAAATTTTGAGTTGTTCTTGTGTAGAAAGAGATTTTACAGAAGAAGAATTAGCAGAAAAGTTGGGTTTTAGCTTAGTTACAATGCAATTAGCAGATGAAATTACATTAGCTTTAGTTACTGGTACATTAGAAAAACCTACGAAAAAAGCACCAACTACAGGTAAAAGTGCAAAAAACTAATAGACCAGTCTAATCAAGAGCAATGTAATATCTTTGATTACGACTGGTTTTATTATGTAAGTACGGTTCATTTAAATATGAGTGAAGAAGAATTCCTAAAGAGTACACCACGTAAGGTTGGTAGCTTATGGGAAAGGCATATACGTTTCAATGGATGGAAATTTAAAGATGAAGATGACAAAGATAATGTTGATGACGATAGAGTTTACAATGTTGGTGATCCTGAAATTGCATGGTTTGAGAATTTATAAGAATAGGAGGTAAAATGATTGGCAGGTGATACAGAAAAACGAATTAACGTAAAATATATACTGGATGATACTGGTTACAGTGGGAAATTGCAAGGTGTAAACCAACAGTTAAAATTAAATCAAGCTGAACTGAAAAATGCACAAGTAGGAATGAGTGCTTTTGGTAAAAGTTCTAGTAGCTTAAAAGGTGTACAGCAAGCACTAGCAACTCAAATTGAAACACAAGGAAAAAAGGTTGATATATATAGACAGTCCTTAGAAAAAGCACAAAGTAAGATGGAATCTAATGTTACAGCAAGAGATAGAATAAAAACATCCCTTGACCAAGAAAAAGCAAAATTAGAAGGTGCTACAAGTGCCTATGGTAAGAATTCCGAAGTTACTCAAAATGCGAAAGCAAGAGTAGCCGAACTTACAGAGCAATATAATCAACAACAAAAGGCAGTAGAAAACAGTGCTAAGAGTGTTGTCAATAGTACAACCAATATGACTAAGGCAGAAACAGAATTAAAAAGGTTACAAGGTGAGTTAAGTAAAGCTAATCAAGAGTTGGCTAAGAGTCAAAGTGGTTGGATTAATGCAGGAAAAAGTTTGGAATCAAGTAGTCAAAAATTTAAAACTTTAGGTGAAGGTGCTAATAAGGTTGGAAATACTTTATTGAAATTTTCAGCACCATTGGTTGCGGGTTTAGCAGTAGCTACAAAGTCAGCAGGGGATTTTGAACACCAATTAGCAGACATAAGAAAAGAAGTCGTAGCTAGTGGAATACCAGTTGCACAAGTAAATGAATTAATGGCCCAAATGTCTAAGAATTCTATACAGTGGAGTGAGGATTTTGGACAATCTACAGATAGTATAAATGAAGGATTATTGACATTAGTTAAAGATGGATATAGTGCTGATGAGTCTATGAAAATAATGCAAACATCTTTATATACAGCAAGAGGAGCAAATGAAGACCTAGCAACAGTTGTTGACCAGTTAGGAAGTTCGCTTGAAGCTTATGGAATGAAAACAGATAATGCAGCACAAACAACTCAAAATATGTCTCATATGGCAGATAGTTTTGCTTATATTTCTAATCACACTAAGGCTAGTATTTCATCATTAGGTGAAGCGTTTAGTACAGCAGGTTCTACAGCTCATGCAATGGGTATCCCTATGACACAAACTGCGGCAGCTATAGGTATTTTGGAATCTAATGGGGTTGATGCTTCAACAGCTGCTAATAGTTTAAAAGCAGGATTAGTTAATTTAACAAAACCCACAGATGCAATGGCAGCAGCCATGAAAGAAATGGGTTTGAAAGTATTTGATGCTAAAGGAAATATGAAAGATCTTCCAACAATTTTAAATGATATAGAAAAAGGCACAGCAAAGTGGACTAATGAACAGAAACAAGCGGCAATTGCTACTATCTTTGGTAAAGAGTCTTTATCATCTTGGAATATATTAGTTCACAAGGGTGGAGATTATCTAGGAGACTTAAGTAATCATGCAAATAATGCAACAGGTGAAGTAAAACATTTAAGTGACAGCATGAAAGATACACCAGTAAACCAATTTAATGAATTAAAGGAATCTGTACATGCTCTAGGTGTTACTTTTGGAGAAGAAGTATTACCAACCATTATGCCATTAGTAAAAGGTGCTACTAATTTAGTAAAAGAATTTGGTAATTTAGATGATGGTACTAAAAAGGTAATAGTTGGTGTAGCAGGATTTGCTTTAGCAGCAGGTACTAGTTTAAAAGTTGTTGGAGGTTTAGCAGGTTCTATAGGCAATATTTTAGGATTATTAGGTAGATTTTCTACAGCAATAGGAACAGCGAAAGTTGCAGTTGAGGGTGCTAGTGTAGCAGCAGGTGTAGCAGAAACAGCAACAGCAGGAGTTGGTGCGGCAACAGTAGGTGCAACAGCAGGTGCAGGAGGTTTAGCAGTAGGATTTGGAACTTTAATTATAGCAGCGGCACCGTGGTTATTACTTGCAGCAGGAGTTGTGGCGGCAGGAATTGGTATACATCATGTGTTAACACAACAAGCTACTCCAGCGGTAGATTTATTTGCAGATAAAGTTACTACAACTTCCAAAGTTGCAACTGATAATTATGGAATGATGTCTACTCAAATAGAGCAACATACTACAAAAATTAGTAATTCTACAAAACAAGCGGTAGGAGCATATATAAAAATGGATGATGATGTTAAGAAAACTCTTACTGATTTGTATGTAAATTCTACTACTATTACAGAGCAAAACAAAAATGCATTAGTTGGTAAATATCAACAAATGACCACTCAAATAAAACAGGGTATGGATAAACATTATAATGATGAATATACATCTCTGCAATCATTCTTTGGTAAAAGTACAGCCTTAAATGCTCAAGAAGAAGCTAGTGCTTTAGCTAAGTTACAAGCTGACAATAACAATAAAAAGGCAAGCATTGATAGTTATGAACAACAAATACAAGCTATCATGCAGAATGCTTTAAATAATCACAGGAGTTTAACTGACCAAGAACAACAACAAATTAATTCTATCCAAGATAAAATGAGAAGTAATGCAGTTAATTCTCTTAGTGAAAATGAAGTCCAAGCTAAAGTTATTATGGAAAGAATGAAAGATTATGGGACTAATATTACAGCACAACAAGCTTCACAGATTATTCAAAATGCAAACAAGCAACGTGATGGTGCAGTAAATTCAGCTAATAGCCAGTATAATAGTACGGTTTCAGCAATTATTAGAGCAAGAGATGAAAGCCATAGTATTACTGCTGACCAAGCAAATAAGCTTATTGCAGATGCTAAAAGGCAACGTGATGATACTGTTAGTCATGCAGAAAATATGAGAAGTCAAGTTGTTAACAAGGTAAGTAGTATGAATAGCAGTGTATCACAGAATGTTAATACAACTACAGGTAATATATTTACAAAATGGGATAAGCTTAAAAATTGGTGGAATGACTGGAAACCAGCAATTAAAACTTTTGCAGCAAATGTATTACAAAATGTTGTAAGTGGTGGAAATATTCCTATAGGTGCAAGAGCAACTGGTGATAGTAATTATGGAGGTGGATTAACAACACTACATGAGAAAGGGTATGAAGTTTATAACTTGCCAACAGGGACTAGAATATACAATCATGAGGCTAGTGAGGATTTGGTAAAGAAAACTGCTGAAAGTGTTGCTAGTAAGGTAGCATCACAAATGGTGAATAATAATGGTGCAAATGGTACAGCTGTAACAAATGTTTACTTGGATAGTAATAAACTAGGTACCTATATGACACCTATTATAAGTAATAATATAGCTAAAGCATCTATACGCAGGAGGTATTAGAAATATGATTATGTTGGCAAATAATATAAATATAAAAGATTTTGGAGCAGAATTATTTAATTTAGATATACAAAATGCTGAATTAGATACTACAAAAGATTGGCTAATAAGATTATATATTCCTACGATTTTAAGACAAAAATTCACTTATAAAAAGATAACAACAGAAATATACGTTGAAGGTACTAGTCGAGAAGATGTTTTAACTAAGATAAGTAATTTAAAAAACATATTTAAGAAAGCTACTTTACAATTTGATGATATGAGTTTTTTATATGATGCTACTTTAGATAGTGATGTAATAGAAAGATTTTCTAAGTCTAATAAAATGACAATGACTTGTATTTTTAGTGGATATGCTTATAAAGCAGTTATTACAGAAACTATGAATCATGTATCTAACAAAACCATAAATGTACTTGGGAATTTAGCTACAGATGCAATAATTACAGTTACAGTGCCTATAGATACAATTTCTTTAACTTTAACTGGAATTGGAGAAGATCCTATAAAAATAAATAATCTTAAAGCTAATATTTCAGTTATTATAAATGGAGAAGATGGTACAGTGCTTCAAAGTGGAGTTAACAAATTTTCTGATTGTGATATATGGGAGTTCCCAAGTTTACAACCGGGAAGTAATACTATAGGTGTGAGTACATCTAATTGTATTGTGCAAATTCAATATAAACCTAGATGGATATAGGACATATCAAAGAGTTTTGAAATAATTCAAGGCTCTTTTTTAATACAAAAAAATAATAAAAGCGAGGTAATTTAATAATGGAAATAAACGAAACAGTAAATTTAAATGCAAATATAAAAGTAAAGGATGCTAATGGAACTGATACAACGGTGGCTAATTTGAGTGTTAACAGCTTAGATGCCAGCAATATGAATCTATCTATAAATGTTAATACTTATAATAAGGCACTGCTAACAGCCGAAGGTGCAGTAAATATAGCTGGTGAAACTGTAGCAGAACAATATACACAATTTGAAACAGCAGTAAAGGCAAAAGCAAAAGGATTAGGTTATGTAATATTTGCTTAACTAAGAGAGTCTAGAAATAGGCTCTTTTTTAATATAAAAATTAAAGGAATGGTGATTCTAAATGAAAATAAATAATCAAAAATTAATAGAAAATGTACAAAAATTAAGTGGAGTAGCTCAAAAGCAACTTCCTGTTAAGGTTAGTTATGCTATATCAAAGAATATATCAAAAATTGAGGCAGAACTTAAAGTTTATGATAAAGAAAGACAAAAATTAATAGAAAAATATGCTGAAAAAGATGAAACTGGTAAAGTGATTTCAGATGAAAAAGGGCAAATTAAATTTCAAGATAAAGATGGTTGGGATAAAGACATAAAAGTTTTATTAGAAATAGAAAATGAAATTGAAATTCATAAGTTCTATATAAATGAACTTAATGGATTCAATATATCAGCTGTGGAACTTCAGGCTATTGAATACATGATAGATGATGAAAAATAAGACCTAACTTGGAGGTGGTTAAATGTTTATCTTATATGATATAAACCATAATAAAATAACAGGACTTAAAAACTATAAAGATTATAATATTGAGAGAGATATCAACCAACTTGACATTCTCTCTTTTTTATATCCTATAGCGGACAAAAATCATAATTCAATAAAAGAAGAGTGTTATATTAGGACTAAAGAAAATGAATATGTAGTTAAAGAAGTAAACTATAGTGATGAAAACTATGACCAATATATATGTAAAGTAAATACAGAGACAATACAAGGAACTCCAGTAAGCCACTTTGAAACTGTAGAGCAAAGTTGTGCAAATGCTGTAAATTTAGCATTAGCAGGAACAGGATGGACAATAGGCACTTGTAATGTAACTAAATCAAGAACTACAAGAAAAAATAATTGTAGTTCCTATGATGTATTACATGAGATACAAACTACATATGGTTGTGAAATGACCTTTGATGCTATTAATAAAAAAGTTGATATTTATCAATCTATGGGTACTGATAAGGGGACCTATTTTTCTGACCAATTAAATATTAAAAAGATTGATACACAGAGTAGTTCTTATGACTATATAACTAGATTAATTGCTCTAGGTAAAGACGGATTGGATATAACTTCTGTTAATGGCGGTAAGAACTATGTTGAAAACTACCAATACAGTAGTAAAGTATTAACTGCATATTGGGAAGATAATAGATATACTGTAGCACAAAATCTGAAAGATGATGCAATAGAAAGACTTGATTATTTATCTAAACCACTTAAAGCATACAAGGCTGATGTATATGATTTAGCTAATATAAGCGATAAATATAAAAACATCTTGGACTATAACTTAGGTGACACGATTACTTTACTTTCTAAGGGAAGAAAAGTTAAAGAAAAGCAGAGGATAGTTAAGTTAACAGAGTATCCAGATGAACCTGAAAGAAATACTGTTGAAATTGCTAATAAGATTGCTTCATTAGATGATTTGAATGTTAGATTTGAGAATACAAGTGATACAGTAGATGACGTAACTACAAGTGATGGTGGTCTTGATGGTTCCAAGGTAGATAGTATTGATGCTGTTACACAAATACAAAATTTGGATTCAGAAGTAGCTAGAATAACTAATCTTACTGTTATAAATGCCAATATTGATAATTTATTTGCCAATAAAGCAAATGTTAATGACTTAAGTGCAGTTACTGCAAGAATAGGTACACTTGAAGCTACAACTGCAAAAATAACTGATTTAACTGCAATAAATGCTAATATAGAAAACCTTACAGCTAACAAAGCTGATGTAATAGACTTAACTGCCAGTAATGCAAAAATTACTACCTTAGAAGCTACAGCAGCAACTATACAAACACAACTGTCTAATACTATTAGTACAGTTAATTTAAATGCTACAAATATTACTGCAGCTAATGCAGATATACAAAGTCTAAAAACTGGTAAAGCAGATATAGCAGACCTTACCGCCGCAACAGGTAGGATTACTAATTTAGAATCTAGTAAGGCCAATATCACAGATTTAACAGCTACTAATGCAAATATAACTAATTTAACAAGTAATGTTGCTACTATACAAACTCTTGTTAATGGCAATATAACCAGTGCTAATATGGCAGCTGGAGCTATTGCGGCAGGGAATGCAGTTATAGCTAATGGTGCTATAGGTGATGCTATGATAGCAAGTTTAAGTGTTAGTAAGCTATTAGCTGGAAATATATCCACTAATAAATTTGTTGTACAAAGTGACAGTGGAAACCTTAAAATACAAGGAAATACATTAAAAGCTTGGGACACTAATGGTAAAGAAAGAATTTCACTAGGGTTAAATGGAAGTGATTATAATTTACTTGTACGTGGTACAGATGGAACAACTGTGCTGTTTGGAACTACTGGGGTAACGAATGCAGGAATAACTACAGGAGCTGTAGATGATTCAAAAATAGCAGTAGGTGCAAATATTGATGGTGGAAAGATAGAAAAGGAAAGTTTGATTTCTACTATTAATGGAGCAACTACAACATTAAAAGGCA